ACAAATTGATTAGCAGAAGGGATGTATTGATCTTTGAAGGGTACGTCTTCATAAATAGTTATACACTCAGTTTTATCTAACCGATGTCCAACTACGATTTCAAGTTTTTTTGCATTTCTGTAATCCCCAACTCTTTGGTCTTTTGACCCCGGACACTCTGGTATTACTATTTCTTTTTTTTCTCTGGGTAATTCTGGTTTTACTGTTGGTGTATCTATAGTTTCATTTGTTTGTTGTCTTTTTTCTTGTTGTTCTGACTCTACAATTTCTATTCTCCTCCTGTCATATAACATAGGTTGGAATGTTGGCATTGATCCAAAAGGGCATGAAATTGTTGTTCCTGTAGGATCATCATCATATAATGCAGTGTTTTTAGGAGAGGCATCCCTGTGATACCTTATACAACCCGGAAGTTGTATTGATGGTGGGGGGACATTTAAAACTTGATAAGGAGTATGTAATGGTAAATCTATTCTTATTTCTGGAGTAGAAATATTTGGTATGTCAATCGTAGGCATTTCTAGGAAGATATACTTCTACATAAGAAAAGCATTTTGGGCAAGATAAGTTAGTTACCATAGAATACTGTGTGTTATCTTCCAAGTCTTCATCACCACCCCAAATAAGTTCAGTTTTGCAATGCCAACAATTCATTTTAAAATGGAACTTTTGGTAAAGATTTTGGTACAGTCGGAATTGATTTACCGGTTGTAGATGGCAGCGAGTTCCCAAGCACATCAGGCATAAGTCCTTTAACATTACTAAGAACCTCATTCATTATTTTTGCCTTAAATTGTTCTGAAGTCACATATTTGTAACCAAAGAATGAAGCACCCAAAGTGCTTGTGATAAGTACAAATGAAGCTATACTTAGAATGTTTGAAATCTTTTGAAACATATGTGGAAAGAAGCGTTTGCGAAAGCCCTAGTTCCTATAACTTGGGGAGTTCTAGCTTTAATAATAGGTTTAAGCCCACTATACCTAATAGGTGGGATGATGACTAGGCAAATGCAAGAAAGGATTAAGTAGTCTCTTCTTTTGTTGAATTGATAAGATCATCACAAGCAATAATACCGCCTCTTAATTCAAGTATTTTGCGTTCACAGTTACCCATAACTTCTTTTGCTTCGTTATAGTTTTTTGCTATCTGTTGTAGTTCTGATTCAAGAGCAGCTTTTTTTTGTTGAGGATCTAACATTTAAGTATAAAGTACAATACCAATATAATATCAGTACTGTATAACTCTAACAACCTTAAGAATAAACTTTTTTACCATCAACAATAGCTTTGTCGATAGCTGTAAAATCTTCGCTAGTCCAGATAGATGTTGTATCGTCAGTCTTTTTGTAAGCCTTAATAATTTCAAGATGCTCTACATTACGCTTGATCTTGTCTTTATATTCAGCATCAGTTTCATCTGATGTTTTAGCAGTGTTGATAACAGTTACGCTATCACCAGCAGCAGAGAAGATTGCTGCAATTTCATCTGCGGTTTTTTCTTCCATGATAAAAAGGTAGTTGTTTACAGTTTACCCTGCTTCGAGGGCTGTGACTTTTGCGGATAACTCTTTTATTGCATTTACAAGTATTGGTACAAGTCTTTCATATTTAATTCCATAACTCATTTCATCAAGATTATTAATAGTAATAATAGAATCATCTTTTGAATTAGCATAACCATGAGTCTTTTCTATAGCTAACATTTCTTGTGCTAAGAAACCAACGTGTAATCTATTTCTTTTTTTTGATCCGTCAGGAGTCCCATAAGGTTTTTCATCCGTGCCATACCATGTTCGTTTGTCCCATCTGTAAGTAACAGGTCTTAATTTCTCAATCCAAGATAAACCAATAGTAAAATTAGTTACATCAGTTTTATCTCGTTCATCTGAACTTGATATTGAAGTATCAGCACAGAATAAATCATTAATATTATTATCACCTAAACAAATTGTGTCACTGCCATTAGTTATTGATCCAGATGGAGCATTGTGCGTTCCCGAGTCATTTCCAATACATATATTATTTGAACCACTTGTAATATACCCTCCAGCAAAAAATCCAACAGCAGTATTTGTACTTCCAGTTGTGCATGATTCTAAAGCTTCATATCCAAAGGCATGATTTCTAACTCCTGTAGTTATAGATAAACCAGCTTGTCTACCACAACCCACATTACGCTCTCCTGTTGTTACTGCTCCAAGTGAATCTGTTCCGACTGCTGTATTTTCAAAACCTGTAGTACAAGCATCCATAGCTCCATGACCTATAGCTACGTTTTCACTAGCGGTTGTATTGTTCTCTAATGCACCTTGACCCAATGCTGTATTCTGTGATCCTGTTGTATTTTGATCTAAGGCTCTTCTTCCTAAAGCAGAATTATTATGACCTGTAGTGTTTGTTTTTAAAACATCAAAACCAACTCCAGTGTTATTATATCCAGTTGTGGTGGCATAAAGAGCCTGTCTACCTACAGCAGTATTGCTATTTGCAGTTGTACTCTGACGCAATGCGTTACTGCCGATAGCAGTATTATTATCTCCACTTGTATTAGAATATAAAGCTAATCTTCCAATTCCAGTATTACCCCCACCTATTGTATTAAGACCTAAAGCACTTGTTCCTACCGCAACATTATCATTTGCCGTAGTATTAGATCCAAGAGCATTATAACCAACAGCAACTAAATCTTGACCTGTAGTATTGGCATCTAGACAAACACTGCCAACAGCTACGTTTGAATGTCCTGTTGTGTTTGCTTGTAATGAGTTATAACCAACAGCAGTGTTACCATCTGCTGATGTATTTGCTGTTAAAGCCTGATACCCAAGAGCAGTATTATTGTCACCACTTGTATTAAATCTTAAAGACCATGCTCCATGTGCAGCATTTTTAATTCCAGAAGTATTTGTAGTTAATGAATTTGCACCAATAGCAGTGTTTTCTGCTGCTGTGTTTGATACTAAAGAGTTATATCCAAGAGCAGTATTGTAAGTTCCTGTCAAGTTACTAATTAAAGCTGCCCTTCCTATAGCCGTGTTATATGCACCTGTAGTATTTTCTGCTAAAGCAGCATGACCAAAAGCAGTGTTATAACTAGCTGTTGTGTTGTCTTGTAAAGCAAACGTACCAAGAGCAACATTCTGGCCTCCAGTTGTGTTTTCTTGTAATGCAGATTTACCAACAGCAACATTATCAGATGCAGTTGTGTTTGACTGTAAACAAGCCTGACCTATTGCTATGTTGTTATCACCAGTTGTATTAAGTCCTAATGCGTTTGATCCGATTGCTGTATTTAGACTACCAGTAGTTGTTGATGTCATAGCAATATAACCTAAAGCAGTATTGTTGGTTGCAGTAGTTTGAGCATCTAAAGCCTGATAACCAACAGCCACAGCAGCATAACCAGTTGTGTTTGCTAATAAAGCACTTCTCCCTATAGCAGTATTACCACCTGCTGTAGTGTTAGAAGTTAAAGCAGATGTACCAACTGCAACATTATCTGCACCAGTACTATTATCTCCTAATGAACTTGTACCTATAGCAACATTATTATTCGCAGTAGTGTTATCATCTAAAGCTAAAGAACCAACTGCCACATTATTTGCTCCAGTTGTGTTTGCAACTAAAGCATAAGCACCTAATCCTGTGTTGTTGTTAGCTGTTGTGTTTGAAACTAAAGCTGTATAACCAAGAGCAGAATTACCACTACCTGTTGTGTTTGCTTCGAGTGCTTTATATCCTATTGCTGTATTAACAGCTGCTGTAGTATTAGCTTCTAAAGCTGCATAACCTATAGCAACATTATAGTTTCCTGTTGTATTTTCTTCTAAAGCTGTTACACCAAGTGCGACATTTCTAGTTCCTGTTGTGTTTTGATATAATGCCTTAAATCCAACAGCAGTGTTGTTGTCTGCTGTTGTGTTTTCTCCTAAAGAGTGGTAACCAATAGCGGTATTATTTGAAGCTGTTGTATTTGCGTCTAAAGCAAAAGTACCCACAGCTACATTTTGTGTACCAGTACTTACTAAACTTGCTGCACTAAAACCTACAGCAGTGTTGTTTGCTGCTGTGGTGCTAGCATCTAAAGCACCATTTCCAATTCCAGTATTACCAGATCCTGTTGTATTTGTAGCTAACGCATTTTGTCCTAATGCCGTATTTTGCCCTCCTGTAGTATTAGCCGTTAAAGTGTTATATCCAACAGCGACATTATTATTGCCAGTTGTATTTGCTTTTAAAGAATCAGAACCAACAGCAACATTATTATTACCTGTAGTAGTGTAATACATGGATTGGTATCCAATAGCGGTATTTTTATCTGCTGAAATAGAAGTATGTAAAGCGTTTGCACCTAAAGTTGTATTAAAGTCTCCATCTTGCACATTTGGAGCATTATCATATCCAATAAATGTGTTATATTGTCCTGTATTTATATCTTCACCAGCATAAGCACCTAATATAGAGTTATAACTACCAGTTGTGACAGTAGTCCCTGCCTTATAACCAATAGCTGTGTTTCTTTGAGCAGTAGTAGAAGCATCTAAAGTTAAAGAACCTACGGCTGTGTTTTCAGTTCCAGTTGTGTTTGCAGTTAAAGCATCTTTTCCGACTGCTGTATTGTTTGAGGCTGTAGTGTTTGCTGCTAACGCACCTCTCCCTAAACCTGTGTTGCTATCACCAGTTGTATTTGCAGTAAGAGATATTGAACCTAAAGAAGTATTAAAATCTCCAGTTGTATTAGCATCTAAAGTTCTTGGTCCAATCGCTGTATTTTCTGTCCCACTGGTATTCACTTTTAATGCGTGTCTACCAACCGCAGTGTTGTTATTTGCTGTCGTACTTGCTGCTAATGCTTGAATACCAACAGCAACATTATTTACTCCAGAGGTTAAAGCAGTTAAAGCTTCTTTACCTATTGCTGTATTATCCCCACCACTAACAGAAGCATCTAAAGCATTTTCTCCAAGAACAGTGTTACCAGCAACAGAGTTTGCACCTTTACCTACAGTTACAGAATTTATGGTTGCGTCTGTTGTAAAAGTAGGATCAATTTTT